ATTGTAGTGGTTAATTTTGATAAAGTTTTTTTTACACTTTTACTTTTACTTTTACTTTCACCACCAATGATAGAATTATTGCTTAATAAAGATCTTAAAATAGATGCGGATAAAACATTTACACGACTTTCATCTATTTCATCATTATCCGAAAAAAATAAAAGATCTAAATCACTTTGATTGGATAAAATTTCTTTCATACTTTCTTCAAATTCCTGGTCACTAAACAATTCATTTAAGATAAACAAATCTACATTTAAATGTTTTTTTATATTGTTCAACATTTTATTATTTGTATTTAAATTTTGATATAAGTAACATAAGACTCCAGCAAATACAAAAAAAATATTACCACCACTTAAAACATATTTTGAATTACTTATAGGTACAATTCCCAAGTAAGACGACCATTGTTTTTTTAGTTGATAATTTATGTTAGTTACACCACAAGACAATAACTGAAGAGTATTTTCTAAATATTGATATGATGAATTAATTGGAGGACTAATTTTAAATATAGCTTGAAAAATATTTGCTTTTGTAAAATAAGCACTTATTATTTTGTATTTATACATATCTATCACTTTATTTGCTATAAGAATTTCTTGAGCAGATGGTTTTTTTGATAAATACATAGCTTCGTTCAATAAACGATACGCATAAACTATATCAGATTCATTGTATAATTGCCATATAAATATTTCTTTGAATTTTACCAACCAATTTTGCATAGTATCTGTTCTAGTCAATTGTAATTTTGTTGATACTTCCTTTTCTTTTGCTTCTTTTATTTTTTCTTGTAATAATTCTTCATAAGATTTTTCTATATTGCAAATATTATATTGTATAACCTCTACATTTCTTACTATATTATGCAATGACGATGAATTATAACTATATGTAGGGTCTTTTATAGAGTTATCTACAAATTCATTCATTTGTGAATCTATATCCAAACTTTGACTATACATTTCATCATTTATTTCATTCTTAATTTCCACATCTCCTGTATCCTGACTTAAAAATTCGGTATCATAATAACTAATTTCTATAGGTAGCCCCTGAGAATTAGCAAATGATTTACTAATATTTAAATTAGAAACATTTGTTAATGTACTCATTGAAGAACCACCTTTGATAGTTTTTCTAGGTTTATTTTTTTGAATCATCCTTTTATATGTCTTACGAGCTTTTCTTAGATAACCGCATTTAGAAGGATTCAATATATATACCATACATTTATATTTTCCTATATTGATAAAGTGTTTGTTATATATTTTTGGAGTTTCATAAAATCCTTCTTTTTTGTCTAATAATGTAGTATCTTTTATATCATAAATTTTTCCATAAACAAATTTTCCTTTACAAGGTTCAATCGTAGCTACACCCGACGTTCTCGGATGGTCTAATATTTTTCTAAACACCATCACATAATCTTTTAGTATTCCATTAGTTATAAATGTATAAGGAGTATATTTTCCCAATTCTTTTTCTGATAAATTTGATCCATAACTGAAATAATACATATATATATGAACTATAATAATTAGTTATAGTACCAATTCATAGATAGCCATGGCGGAGTATCATATAGTTTTTTATTCGTAATCTTAGTTAAATTTGGTCCAGATGCCATAATATTTTGTATCGTTTCTTCTGATACGGCATAATCGTAATATCTTAAATTAGAAATGTATCCACCAAATCCCTTTTTGTCTCCAATGGTCGTATCATAATAATTTTGTTTTGGAACATTCAATAAAATATGCTCTTTGGTCATAATTCCATTTATATATACATTAACTTTTTTATCTTTTAAAGTAATTATAGTTTGTACCCATTTTTCAATAGGTACATCATCTATTTCAATGGTCTCATATATAGTTTCATTTTCAGAATACGTATTTATGACAAGCAATAAATGATTGTTTTCTTCGTCATAATATAAACCCGGTGAATTATTTAAAAAAGTTACATTATAATTTTCTAACGAATCGTATAAACTATACGTCCCTTTTGAAAATATACGTTTGTATGGATTACCACTACTCAAAAAAGGGTCTTCAATATAAAACCACAAAGACCAAGTATATTCTATACCTGTCATTTCGTTTACTGAACGCATAATAGGAACAGAATTGGTTATATTTGGATTACTTGATACGATCGTCTCTTGGTTACTTTCGATCATTCCATTTACCAAATATGGACTACGAGTAGAACCATATATATATTGTAATGTATATAATCCTAAATGAAACAATACTATAAATATGATCAATATCAATAATATAAATACAAACTTACTTATAGTGGTATTTACTTGAAAAAATGAATATTCGACAGAAACATTTTCTGGTTTGACTTCTTTGGGTTTGACTTCTTTGGGTTTGACTTCTTTGGGTTGAACTTCTTTTTCTTGTCGAGGAGAATTCGAATTTTTCGATTCCTTATTATTGTTGTTCATAGATTGATTCTTATTTGAATTTGACATTTATATTCATACAATATAATATTTTGCTCGTTCATTATTATCTTCATAAAATGTAACCGAAGCGTTGTATTTACTAAACAAAGAGCCTACTACTACTGGATTAAATCCTTCTTTGTAAATTTTATATGCCTTGTCAGGGGACACCAAATAATTATAATAAGATGTTTTCGATATAGACCCAGAATATCCCCCATCAGAACAAATAAAAAAATCATTATGGTCAAATTCGCTCATAAATTGAACTCCATTAAATGTTTTAGTTTTTACTAATTTACCATTCATATAAGTATCCACGTGATTGTCTCCAAATCCATAAATTACATTAAACCATTTTTGCAAAGGTATGTTTTTCAAAGTAGAACTATGTTCGTTGTTGATTGAATTGCAACTATTGTTTTCGATATCCACTAAGGTTCCATCTAAACATTCATACATTTCATCTACACAGCGAACCCCCGAAGTAGATGCCATATATTCACCAGTTTCAGAATTAAAATTACATTCTAATAATTCATCCGTAATATCTTGTGTATTTTCACTACACCATAATTTTGCTTGTTCATAATTATTTGATACATTGTTGTCTGAACTATCGTTTATATAAAAATCAACAATCATATCATTTTTGTAAGGGTCTAAATATATATGGGGATTTTGTTTTTTTTCAGAATTTTCGCGTTTTAAAATATTTTTCTTTTTTCCAAACTTATAATTCCAATCGTTTACATAAATCCACATAGAAATTGAATATTGTCCGTTGCTATTTTTTATAGTGTCTCGTGGTACACGTATTGTTTGAGTTGCGTCCGTGACATTGTTCACCATTCCATTATAATCTTGAAATAAATTCATATTCATAAAAATGAATATTCCTAATACAAATAATAAGATAATCATAATTATTTTACTTTTATTTTGAATTTGGTTAGTAAATATTACATAAGCAATGATTACAAATAATATAGAAGAAAGAATATTCCAAAAACTAAACAATAACATTATATTAATTATTTATTTTATTATAAATTTTTTTTATTTTATACAAAGACAATGGTTGGTCATAATATCGCAAATGAGATATGGCTCCTATGTCAGTATTTTCAATGGAACCTACTTGTAAAACATCAGTATCATTTATATACGGAGACACATTAGATTGTGTAGAAACAATTTCATTATTTACAAATAAATCAAACTGACCATTGACATAATTCATAACAATGTGGTTCCATCTTTGAAATAATATTTTACTGGTATTATAAATACGCGTTTGTTGAAATGTTTTATTACTTACTTTATCCTTTATTTCTATAACTAATTCACGAGTATTGTAATCGTAATATAAAGATGGTCTTGACCCTAAGGTCAATATTAACGCTTTGTCTCTATGCTTGTCCAATAATATATTGGAATTTAAGTATAGTCCAAAAGAAATACCATAATGATATGTATACAATATTGGGTTAGTATATTGAGACAACATTTGCTTTTGTTTTTCATTATAGAAAAAATGTTGCTTAAAATAATAATAGATCTTATTCTTTAGAGATTTATTGATTTCATAGGTGATATATTGTTTCAATTTTTCAGGATTATCTTTATATTGATTGATTAAATCCTGAATCTCGTCGCTCTTATGTTCTTCTGGTAAAGAAGACCCATTCCACTTAGGTAGATTGACTTCACTTAATGAACGAAATTCTTCTTTATACAATGGTCCGTTATTTATGTTTTCTTTTAATTCTTTGAGTGTAAGAGTTAAAATGCTTTTATTCAAAGATTCTTTGTTACGTATCAATAATAACCCATCGTGAATATATAAATATTGATTTATCATTGGTATTATAAAAAAAAGTATAATTAATAGTATCAATATGAATCCCAAAACGTACGTGGTTTTATTAGTTTGTTTGGCATCATCTATAAAATAATTGATAATTAAAATCAAAATACATGGTATATAAAAAATGAAATATTTAATGACTTGAAATAAATCATCACCCTTACCAAAATAAATAGTCGTATTTCCGAAAAATATATTATATACTATAGCCATAACAACAACATAAAATAAAAATACTGCCCCAAACGATATATTTATTGTATATAACAATATATGCTTTAAGATAAAATATAATATAGCAAAACCTAAAAATATAGATACATATTGTAGTATTTTATAAAAAAACTCCATTGGATTTATTATATGATCAATAGAGACAAATAAAAACACAGATGTCATAGTAAATAATAGGATAAAGGGTAAATATATATAATCTAAAATTTGGTAAGGATTTAAAATAAAAAAGGCATAACCCAATAATACAAATATAGATGTAAGTATAATCTTTATATTTTGATTCAATGCTATCATTATATATATATATTATAACATATTTTCCATAGCAGTTTTTTTACCGTGACAATCTCTACATAAGGCAACTAAATTACTTATTTCATTTGTTCCACCATGTTCAAGTCTTATTGTATGGTCTACTTCAAACCAAGCGGGTAATTGTTTCTTGCATTCACCGCATTTCCAGTTTTGAATAGAGGCCACGTATTTTTTTTTTGTTTCACTTACACTTCTTTTTGATTTGGTTGCACCAGACGTTTCTATTTTTTCTATTGCGGTTTTTTTTGGTAAGAATGGAGTAATAAGTTCTTTAGACTCTTTGTCAATAGGTAATACTTTGATAAAGTTATTTAACACAGAAACAGAACCCATATGTCTTCCATTTGAAGACATGATATATAATCCTAAACCAAATAAGGCT